GTTTTGTCCAACGTTCGGGAGGATAATTGGAGCCCTGATGGGTGGTGGGATAGGACCAAGTGGCATTTTCTGCGACTTGGGGCGTGGTTCTGTTGCATGACCGGCGAGGTCGACGCGATCGTGTACGAGGTGCGCATTCGCAACGACGTCCGGCGTGCAATGATGAGCACGTTAAGCCCGCGCGGAGAGAGCGTTCCTGCCGCCGCCGCGTTTGAGGTTTTCGCTACGACTGGGTACGACATGATGGGATTCAGGAAGGACCATCGAGAGGCACGCGCCGCCGCTATCGCCGAGGCTGAGGCTGAGGTCGCGCGCGCCCGGAGGCGAGATGAAGAAGAGGTGGAAGCCGCCGCAATGGACAACAACATTGTCGTTCTCGTTGAGGACGACGACTACGTTGAACACGTCGCCGGCGAGGAGCCTGTGATCGAGGATGAGGTGCGCTACGTGCAGCCGGAGGCCCATTGGGAAGCCGAGCTTGAGCGCATCACTGAACAGAAATGGGAGGAACAGTGTGAGGAAGAGGGCTTGGCCCCTGCCTTTGAACAGTTACCCGTTACGAGGAAGCTCTGCATTGTCCCGCGGTTTGTCGCCGCGATGACTGTAGTGCTCCGCGCGAAGCGTGGTCGGCTCACCTTTTCGGAGGCTAACCGGCTGCTCATAGAGCGCGACTATCTGATGTACTGCCGCCAAGGCGGCGTACGTTTCGCTGACATTGTGCACCACAGTCAATGGGTGTACAACTCGTACTTCGGGGAGGGCGTCTACGACGAAATCCCCACAGCCCGCGTTAGGGTGCCCGCTTGGATGCGGGCGCTGTTACCACAACCAGTGGTGACGGCGCCTACCATCTGTTGAGGGCGCCCGGTTAGGGTGCGCGGCAGCAACTCTAGGGTCGACCCGGAACTTCTGGACCGGATCGAACTTATGAGGGGCTGCAAGTTGTGTGCGTACCGTAACGGGCTGCCAGCAAAAACACGCGAGTTTGTTGTACTCGCGGGTTTTGGCCCAGATCACAACCTGGGTGTTTTTAACAACAACATCGACAACTTGGAACGCGCCTTTGCTGAGCGCTACTTCCTCTGCTCGGAGAACGGTTCATTTCGACCCGCACTCCCAGTGCTCCGCCCGTACTCAGGACGCCTCTACGACTTTCGAGAGCTAGTAATGAAGACAATGCGCAAGCTGCCCCGTCTCAGCCGTCAACAGGTCGTTGACCGCTATACCGGCCGCAAACGTCAAGTCTATCAGAACGCACTCGAGAGCCTGGCCATGAACGGGCTAACGCACAGGGACTCGCGGCTCAACGCCTTCACCAAGTTTGAGAAGCAAGACACCAGCAAGGCGCCGCGCGTGATCAATCCACGCACGGCTCGCTACAATCTGATCCTAGGAACGTATCTTAAGCATGCGGAGAAGCCTTTCTTCAGCGCCATTAACAAGGCGTTCGGAGCGAGGACTCCCGCCACGGTCATTAAGGGCTACAACGCCGACGACTCCGCCAGCATCCTCCTCCAGAAATGGAGGCGGTTTCGCAACCCGGTCGCTGTCGGCCTCGATGCCTCCAAATTTGACATGCACGTCTCCACAGAGGCTCTTCAGTATGAGCACTCCTTCTATCGCCGACTATTCCCCGGCAAAATCGGC